ATCAAGCTAGACCAACATGGTTGGCCAGTCCAAGCATCTCGTCCTGCATTGACACAGAATATAACCATTGGTGCAGCAAGCACTCCAGGTATTCCATTCCAGGCTGGTCCTCCAACCAACTCATACAATCCTGATGGAACGGTAAGCACGTCAGGCCCGAACAATACGACCCACATCCGTGTGGTTGCAACAGCCAATTGTTGGATTGCATTTGGTGCCAACCCAACTGCTGCCATAGCCACAGCAAGCATCCTTATTCCTGCATACACACCTGAATACTTCTGGGTAGTGCATGGTGAACGTATTGCTGTGATCCAGGACTCAGCAGGTGGCTTGTTGAATGTTGCGGAGCTAGCTAACTGATGCTTGGATTAATGGGTAGAGTTGGTAGGCCAGGACTACGTGGGCTAATTGCGTCTGGTCCTACCGACACGTCATTGGACTTGGGCTTTACCAGTGGAACCCTCGATAGTCGCATAACATTTACTCGTGCAAGCACAGCATCTTACACAGATAGTAGTGGCACAATACAAACTGCTGCGACAAACGTGCCTCGCTTCGACAATGACCCGGTGTCGCACGCGCCGCTAGGGCTGCTGATCGAGGAGGCGCGGACTAATCAACTGCCTCAGTCCGCGTTTGCGACCGGATGGAACCAATCGGGTCCCGGAGGATCATTAACGCCGAACGCAGCACCTGGGCTCGATGGCGGGAATACGGCAGCGTCATTGCTGGGGACGGATACCACCAATGCTGTTCGTCAAACCAACATCGCACCGGCGCCGATTGCCGCCTCTACAGCGTGCAGCGTTTCGGTGTATATGCGTTCTTCTGCCACGCCGACGAATGGATATATCCAGGTAAACAGTGATGCTACCGGCGCGGCTGTTGCATATTTTGATTTGACGGCTGGGACCGCGGTTGTCGGTGCTGACCTTGTTGCGGGGATGACTGCTAAGTCGGCTACGATTACCCGCGCTGGTGCGTTCTGGCGCTGCGTGTTTACGCTCACGACCCCTGCTGGCAGCACGAATGTAAATGTCTTTTACGGTCCTTGTTTGACGGTTTCCGCAAGTGGGGACAACCGTTCCTACGTTGGCACTGTCGGGCAGGGCATTTATATGTGGGGCGGGCAGTGTGAAGCTGGCGCCTTCCCCACATCCTACATCCCGACCACGGGCGCCCCGGTCACGCGGGCCGCCGAGCAGGCAACGATGCCGATTGCCGCCTGGTTCAATTTGCCAGCCGGATCGTTGGTTGGCGAAGCAAACATCCCACAAGCGTGCCCGAACGGCACTCTCCAGACGATAGCGCACTTCGATGATGGTTCGGTCAGCAATAGAATAAGAATTTGGAACCAGTCAAATTCTACGGCTTACTTTGGTGGTGTTACCGTAGGCGGTGCCGCAGAAGTCGGCGTATCCTCGGGTAACGTCACTCCAGGCACCAGCGCCCGTATTGGACTGACCTATGGCACCGGCAATGTCGTGATGTCCCGCAATGGATCAGTGCCGGTGGTCAGTGCGGCTGTCGGTGTTCCGGTGGCTATTACTTCGCTGCGGATAGGTGGGACGAATGGACCGCCCTACTGGTGGGTGAATGGCTACATCCGCCGCGTGCGCTACTGGCCCCGTGCGCTGTCCAACACCGAGCTTCAACAGGTCACGACGTGACCAAACGCTACACGATCGTAGAAGGTGGAATGCATGACCAGTTCCATCAATCGTTTGCCAAGGTGCAATTCCTTGGAGGTGGGTTTGGCAACGGAAAAACCGCAGCCGCATGTATTAAGGCACTCAAGCTAGTCAAGGACTATCCAGGGTGCAATGGCCTCATTGCTAGATCAACGTATCCTAAGCTGAACGACACCATACGCAGAGAGTTTCTGCAATGGTGTCCTCAGCACTGGATCAAGCGTATGCCAGCGCGTGACGATAATACACTGATCCTCAAGAATGGTTCGACCGTGAACTTCCGCTACGTTGCACAAAGAGGCAAGGAGACTGAAGAGAGCAAGTCAAACTTGTTGTCTGCGACGTATGACTGGATTGTGGTCGATCAGTTAGAGGACCCAGAGTTTACACACAAGGACTTCATGGACCTGATGGGTCGTCTACGGGGTAACACCGAATACATTGGTGACGACAAGCGTATGCCACGAGTTGGCCCCAAGTGGTTCATTGCCACACTCAATCCAACACGCAACTGGTGTTATCGTGAGATTATAAAGCCATTACATGACTTCCACCAGCGCGGTGTCATCCATGACAAGTTGATGTGCGAGGTCGGTCACGATGGAAACCCCATACTCACAGATGGCAGACCCAAGCCCCTCATTGAGTTGTTCGAGGGGTCAACGTATGAGAACGTGGACAATGTTGGAGAGGATTACATCCGTGGAATGCTCGCCACCTACACCGGAAGTATGCGTGAACGTTTTGTATACGGCAAGTGGGGAGCACTTAGCGGACTCATTTACCCTCAATTCGATGAGACGATGCACGTCCTTCAACATGAAGATGTCAAGTCGCATCTGCGGCTACTGCGGGTGTCTGGTTTTCAGCCTACATTCATTGAAGGATACGACCACGGATTGTCAAGGCACAGTTGTTACGGACTGTTTTACACTGATGACGACGCCAATGTGTTTCTGCTCGATGGGTTCAGAATTGCAGAACTTACCGTCGCCAATGCGGCGAAGCGTATACATGAAATACGTGCAGAACATAGCATCGAGACAGACGAACTCAGTGCAATCTATGCAGACCCAGATGTATTCAGGCGCAAAACCGGGAACACAAGAACTGTTGGAGAGACGGTTGCAACCCTCTTTGATGACGAGGGGATTAGGATGCAACGTGGTAATAACGACATTGCCTCAGGCATAGCCAAGAACTGGCAATACATCAGTGTGCTTCCTGCTCATGAACATCCGCTTAATGGTCTACGTCCCGCTCCTCATTTCTTTTGTAGCGACCGATGCAATTGGTTCATTGATGAGATCACAGAATATTACTTTCAGCGAGATGGCAGCGATGAGACTACTGATAAGCCTGTTGACCGTAATGACCACGCTATGGATATGTGGAAGTATGCTATGTCGTCCCGTCCTCGGTTAGCACGGTATGTAGGTAAACCTAAACAGTCACCTGAATGGTTGATGTGGCATGAGTTCGAGCGTGCAGAGCGTGGACGCAAACAAGCAAGGCATAGATAATGTCTGACGATGTGAACCCATTTCAGCAAGCTGATAGCCAGCTTAATGCAGATGCCAACTCCAATGGTGACTTGGAGAGTGCGCTTACACAAGCTGGTGTTGGTGTCGAACAGCCTCAAGAGCCTGCTGTCTATAAGGCCATGCCTGACAGCCGTATTCCGGTGTCTAGCAAGCGTGGTCCATTGTGGAGGAGTCGCAAAGATACATCCAAGCGTTTGATGCAGAACCTAGTGGATGCATGGGATGAAGCGATTAATTACTATAATCATGACCAACAAGATCACCGTGATGGCGTTTCTAGCGGCTTGCGCTCTCGCTGGGGCAATGTCTCTGGCAATCGCAATATTGCTCGACGACTGAATGAGATGTTCAGCAGCACAGAGAACATTGTATTCTCGAATGTGAATGCACAGATACCAGAGTTGTATGCCAAGGACCCTACTGTAGCAGTGACTATGCAGACTGCTGGGAACGATGACACACAACAGATTAGCGATGACTTTGCCCGAGCCCTGGAAAAGCTAATTACTACTTTGTTTGGGATGAAGAATGCACCTGGTGTGAGTGTCAAGGTCAAGGCCAAGAAGAACGTATTGATTGCATTGTTGACCAATCAGGCATGGTTCGAGGTTGGCTACACGAAGAAAGACAAGTCCAGTGAAGCTGCAATGCAAGACTTGCTGGCGTTGTCTCAGCAACTTGAACAAGCAGCAGATGATGAAGAGATACGAGAGGTTGAGGCAAAACTCATTGCACTTGAGGAGAAGATTGAGTTTTTGCAACCCTCTGGTCCGTATGTGCGTGTTCGACTTCCTCATCAGGTGTTGCGTGATCCTCATGGTAACGACCCTTATCTGTCTGATTGCAACTGGATAATGATCGAAGATATGCTCCCAACAGAGTATATCAATGCAATCTATGCAATCGAGGATGAGAACAGCGAGGATGCAGTTAGCATCTACGAGCCAACGCATGTCTTAAACTCAGGTAGTCCTAGCGATGAGAACGACTTTCAGTTGTCTCCATGGGCCATAGAGAATGACTACAATGCATATGGCTACACTGATCGTAACACGTTCGACAAGGCGTGTATGACGAAGGTGTGGTATGTGTGGGATAAGGTCACACGACGACTTGAGATGTATGCAGACAACGACTGGAAGTGGCCCATTTGGGTATGGGATGACCCTTATCAGTTGCAAGGTTTTTTCCCACTCACGCCTATGTGGTTCCATGAGAACCCAGTAGCTGTCTATGCGAAAGGTGAAGTCAGCTACTATCTGGACCAGCAAGACCAGATCAACGAGATCAATGATGAGAAGCGTCGAGCACTTTATTGGGCACGACGGAATATATTTTACAACAAGAACCTCGGCATCACACAAGAGACTATCGACCGTGTGTTGAAGGGACCTGACGCAACGGCGACACCGTTGGATGTGCCCGATGGAGTTGACCCATCGAAGATGATCTTCAGCATACCACCGCCGAGCATGAACTTCATGCAGTTGTTCGACAAGAAAGACTTGTATGAGTCGGTAGATCGCATTGCCAATACGAGTGAGGTTGAGCGTGGAGGGCAGTTCAAAACGAACACAACTAACAAAGCCATCGATTATTACTCCACGATGGGCAACATGCGGATGGACATGCGTCTTGATGCCATCGAGGATGCACTTGGGGACGTTGGCTGGAAACTGGCTCAGTTGTGTTTGCGGTTTATGGATGCGGCCACTGTGCAACAACTCATTGGTTTGGATGTGTCGCAGTTCTGGCGACCGCTCGACAATCTGCGCGAC